TCATCCGCTGGACCACCTGCCCGCCCGGTGAACCAGACGAGCCGCGCAGATCAGCAGGGAGCTTCGAGGTCAGGTTGCCGGCGTTGTCGGTGATCAGGGACAGCATCGGTGCAGCAGTCGCCCGCGCGGCGCCCTCGATGACGGCGCCATCCGCCTGCCGGTAGTGCTCGGCATCGGAACCATCGGAGTAGAACTCCAACATGCCTGCGCCGGCTCGAGTCGGGCCGAGATAGCCCGCCGTCCCGGTGGCTTTCGCCCACCCGGTACTCGTGCCGCTCACGGTGTCGGGGTCGGTACCGCCCGCAAAGCCCCGCCCTGCCCCGTCGATGGTGCCGGCGCAGGTGAAGAATCCGCGCACCCGGATCTGTGCCTGGTTCTGCACCGTGACCGTGACGCCCGCGTCGATGAGCAGATCCCCGGCGTGGTACCAGATCGAGCCGGCTGCATTGATGTCGCTGGTGCCGGTCAGGGTGACATTGGCGGTGAGCCGTGACGGGCTGCCAGCCACGTAGCCGGCAAGGCTGCTGATGTTGGTGCCGGTGGTCGTGTACCAGGCATCCGCCAGCGGTGCATCGGGCAGTTCGTTCCCGCCCGTGCGCTCGATCAGCCGACCGGAGGCGAACAGGTCGAAGGTCACCTCGCCCGTGGTCCAGTTGATGTTGGTGCTCTGGATCTCGAATGTTTGATCCAGGGTGCCGCTACCGACCGACACATGGTTCTGGATGCTCGGCAACCGGACGCGCACGGTGTCGCCGATTTCCAGCCAGTTCATGTTCGGTGTGCACTTCACCTGCAGCTTCAGCGGCGGTTCGGCGTAGCGGTCGCCCATCGCCTCGAGCTGCGACCGGATCAGGCGCTCGGTGTGGCGCTCGGTGGTAAGCGCCCGGAATTCCAGCGTGCTGGTCTCCGACTCACCGTTGCGGCCGATGCTGCCCGCATCCACCACGGCCATCGACCGGGTGAAGTCCTCACCATCGTAGTTGTACTTGACCTGGTAGCGGTTCCGGACGGCCGACAGCTCATAGCGCAGCGGGCCGTGACTGACCACGTTGCCGGTGTTGAGTTCGGCCACATAGCCCTGACTGGCGGTGATCCGGGCCACCCGGCGCAGGCTGATGGTGCCGACTGGCGTGGTCGGTGCATACAGGCCGAGCAAACGCAGCACGTCGCTCTCGATCAGCTTCTTGCCGTCGGTATCAGACCGGAAGCCGGACAACCGCAGCGGGAACCCGGCGCTGTAGTCCGCGGGGTTCCACAGGTCCGTGCCGATGTTCAGCCAGCTCGCGGTGTCGAACGCGGTCAGCCAGTCCATGCCCAGGTGCCAGTGGTCCGGCAGCATGGGCATGGGCGAGGTGTTCACGTCGACAATGCCGGTGGCCAGCGCGATCGCCATCGCCGGACCAGGCAGTTCGATGTAGATGTACTCCTCGATCTCCGGCCAGCGTTCCACGGGATCGGCGCCGTTGAACTCGATCGCGGCTGGCCGGGTGCGGAACACGCCACGGGTGACGCCCGTGAAGGTCGTCGAGGTCTTGCCCGTGTAGCGCATGATCTCGCCGGTCTTGCGGTAGCGCAGATAACCGGCCGTGGCACTGGGCGCATCGGCGAAGGATGGGCCGTGCGCCACCATCTCGAAATCGGCGGTGCTGCGTACCGATATGGTCGTCGCGTCGATGGTGACCGTGGCCGAGGCGCGGGTTTTCTTCGGTTCGAGGATCTTGTCGCGCAGTTCGCGAGTCCGGTCCCTAGCGACCAGCGAATACACGCCGTCGGAGTAGCTGCAACTGTCGACAAAGGCCGTGGCGACGCGGGTGAAGTTGTTGAAATCATCCCCGGTGCCAGCGAATACGCGGATTTCCTTGTCCCGGATACCGGCGTCGTCGTTGTGGAGCTGGTCGCGCAGCTCGATCGTCAACGCCTCGGCGATGTCCAGGATCTCGACCGTGATCTGGCCGATGGTGGTGCGCCCCTCATCCGGCCAGACCTGCTGACTGCGGGAGCTGATCGACTTGATCACCCCTTCGATGGGTGTGCCGGGCAGGTTGGCGATCCCCTCCCGACTGGTGATCGTCGGGCTGGACGTATCGAACATGATCTGCAGTGCAAACCGCCACTCCTGCGAGCGCGCCTCGCGGGCTGTCGCGACATCAGGCGGATCAGTCCGCATCAGGGCTGCTCGGTGAACGAGAAGCGGAACTTGAACCAGTCAAGCGACTGGGAGCCGCGCTGTGCGTAGCGATTCTCGGTGTAGCCGTCTGACGTGATCACCACCGAGCGCATGGCATTCGGTGAGACGCCGGCCCAGTTGAGCGGATCGAACTGGAACACCTGGCCGTCTTCCACGCTGTCCAGAAACTCGCGCATCAGGTCGGCATCAGACCCCTGCAGCGGTGCCGTCTCACACTGCCAGACCACATCGCCCCGGTGGTAGACCGTATAGGTCGCCCCGCCGAGCGCCCGCTGCTGCTTGCGCTCCACGTCCCGTTTCCGGTCGCAATCCGTGAGCTGCAGGTTGATCGTGTACAGCCCCGCCTCCGTGTGGCCGGATACCAGACTGCGCCGCGCCTCGTAGCGTACTGCCTGCACCTATGCGCCCCTGATCTCTGCGGCCTGGCGGCTGTTGGAGCCGAACAAGATCACGTCATTGCCGTCGACCAGATCCCGCAGCGAGCTGACAAAGCGGTCACGCATGAAGTCGTCCCAGCCCACGACATCGCCCTGGAACACCACCTGGATGGCTGATCGGCGGTTCTCCTGCTCATCGTTGGTGGCGTTGCTGATCGGCTGGGACGTGGGCGCGGCGCCAAGCCCGCCACCACCGACAGACCCGCCTGTCGAGGTGCTGCCGATGTTCGTGCTCTTGATCGAGTTGACCTGAGCGAAACCGTTTGCCAGCACGGTGGCTGCTGCGGCAATGTTTGCCGGGTACGGCACTGTCGACAGCGCATTCGCGGCGCCCTGCAGGGTGCTGATGATCGCCATTGCGATCGAGACCTTCTTGTTCTGGCCGAACAGCGACTGGGTAATCGACATCGTGGCGCTCGCAAACGTAGCCGTATTCGCCAGCGTCTTCTTGTGGCCATCCGCCCAGGTCTTGCCCATCAGCGCGGTGATCGACTTCTGCAGGCCGATGTACTGCCCGCCGAAGCTCTGCTGCATGGCCAGCCGGCGATTGAGTAGATCCGCCTCGCTGGCCAGCATCTGCTCCTTCACCGCCAGCTCGAACTCTGACTGCTGGGCCGGGTCTGCGGTCTCGCCGGTCTCGCTGATGGCCTGCCCGCGGGCTTCCCACTCGGCGATAACCTTCTCGCGAGCCTGCGCTGCTGCCAGTTCGATCAGGGCAATACCCGCCTGTTCGTCTGATTGGAACAGCGTGGCCCGCAGTTCTTCCTCCGCGACACGCCGCTGCTCGTTCGCCAGTTGCCACGATTCCAGGTACTGCTGCGCCGACAGGTCGGCCATTTCCCGCGCCACAGCCGGGTCAAGGTGCGGCATCTTCGGTATGTCGATCTCTGGCACGTCGATCTTCGGCGCGATCAGGGTCTGGGCGTAGAGGTTGCGGCCTTCGCCAGCCTTCAGCGGATCGCCGCTGACATCGAGGCCACCACCACCCTGCAGGGCCGATCCGGCCGCAGCGGCTGCGTCCTTCGATGCCTGCACGTATCCGGCATAGCGCCGTTCCCATGCGGATCCAGACCATTCGGTCTCGAACTTCTCCAGCACGCTGTCGCTGGCGTCGCCGAACTGCTCAAGGCCGAAGCCGACCAGGTTGCGGCCAGCGGTCGCGGCAGAATCCGAGGCGTTCTTCAGCGAATCCCGGACGCCCTGAATGGCAGCCGAGGCCGACGCTGCACCATCCGCCATCGAGTCGAAGCCGACAAACCGGCCCAGTGCGGCCGAGGCGTCGAGGATCTTCTGCAAACCTGCCAGAATCGGCGTGACGACCACCACCCGGAACAGCTCGCCGATGGCCCGGAATGCGCTGGTGAAGGCGCCCAGCGCGATATAAACAACGCCCTGGATCACGTCCGCCACCACACCGAACGCCAGCCCGATGCCCTCCATGACATTCATGGCAATAGCGCCGCCAGACACCAGGCTGTCGACGGACTGCTGGACCTGGGACTGGAAGCCGTTTGCTTCGCGAGCTGCGGCGGTGAAGTCCTTCGCCAAACCCTGCACCAATGGCGCAACGGCCACGGCGATGGAATTGCCCAGACCCTCGAAAGCCAGCTTGGCCACCGATACCGCATCATTCGCCTGCTCGATCTGCGAGGCGTCGAAGCGGGAGACCGTGACGTTGAGTTCATCCAGCAGGGTGGACAGCTCGGAAATCCCGGCACTGCCACCAGCCGCGAAGTTGATCATTTCCGCGGCGCGAGCGCCCCAGATCTCCATTGCCAGGGCATTGCGCCGGGTCACGTTGTCGACGTTGGCGATGGCATCAGCGATGGCGGCGAACTGCTGGTCGGCGGGCAGTTCGATCAGCGCCTGTACATTCAGCCCGAGGCGGGCAAAGGCTTGGCCGGCAGTGCCGGCCCCATCGCTCGCGCTGACCAATGCCTGCTGCTGCTTCTGCAGGGACTTGGTGAGCAGTTCCTGCGACACGCCAGCCAGATCGGCGGCGACCTGCAGTGTGCGCATGGCCTCGGTGGTGACGCCCAGTCGGTCGGATACTTTGGCCAGCTCGTCGATACTGTCGAAGCTGGCCTTCGTCAGCATGGCAAAGGCTGTCGCCGCAGCCGTGGCGATTACCGCGAACTTGGCCGCGACATCCGCCGCCTCGCGCTTGATCTCGCCGAAGGTGGACTTGCTGGCCTGGTTGGCCTTGTTCAGCTCACGGATCAGCCTGGCAGAATCGCCATCCAGTTTGATCGTGACTGTGCCGGCTGTGGCCATCAGTGGAACCTTGCGCGGATGTGTTCAGGCATGGCGTGGCCGATGCTCTCAACCACGTCTGGCAGCGCCTGCAGCGTCTTGGCCTGCGGCTTGCCGGGTGCCTCTACGCCGAAGTTCTCGGCCATCTCAGGCCAGCGGATCGGTTTGCCGAAGGTGTTGCCGGCGAAATAGGCGAGCTTGGCCGCCCGGCGATCGTCGGCCTTGTGCGGCTCGTATTGCTCGTAGAAAGCCATCCAGTAACCCAACTCATCCGATCCCATGCGCGCAGTGAGGTCGCGAACCGTGTAGCCGAGGTCATAGGCCAGCCGATACAAAAACCGCAGTACGCCGTCGGCGCTTAGGCGGCTTTTTTTTCGTCCAGCTCCGCCCGGCCGAGGCCGAGGCAGGCGATCGCTTCCTGGAACAGCTCCTGCACGACATCCCACGGCATCGTGTTCAGCCCGCTCTCACCCTTCCCAGCCTTCACGAGCAGATCACCCGCGCTGTTGCAGAGCGTGTGGCCCAGCAGCTTCACGATCTCCGGTCGCCGGAAAGATGCGGTGTTGCCGGCCTGGCCCAGCTCGAGGAACACGTCGATGCCCTCGGCTGTCAGCTCGCGGAAGTGGACCGTCGCGCCGTTCAGGCTCTTGATCTCGCGCTCCCAGCGTTTCAGCGGGCGCGCGGCGGTCAGGTCGGCCAGGCTCTCGATGCTCTTGGGTTTCGACATCAGGTCCAGCTCACTGCGCTGTTGATCTTCAGGCCGACATTCGCCCGCATCGGATCATTCGGGTTCATGTTCTGGCCCCACTTGTTCACGTAGCCGCTGAACGCCCCAACGGTCGTGGGCGAGGTCGGGAACGTGATGCGGTAGTTGCGCTCGGCCCGCGCGGTGGCGTCGTTGCGCAGCGCCGTGTGGGTCGAGTGCTTGGTGAACAGCAGCTCGATGTCCAACTGGCCGTAGTCGACCAGGCCAGGAATGCTCTGCTTGACGCCGCCCGAATCGAGCGTGGTCGCATCCTTTTCCTCGATGGAAAGCGACGGGCCATCGACCGACACGATTTCGGCGATGGCAGTAAATACCTCGGGTGACGCGCCGTTTCCAACTTCCAGCGTGCCGCCAATGCCTGTGCGTGCGAGTTCGGTCATGTCTTTACCCTTCGTTAAGCCAGATCACAAATTCGAGAACCAGATGTCGGTGGGTGCGATCGCCATCGAACTCCGACAGATCCGCCTCCGACTCATAGCTACAGTGCTGAATACTGGTTGTGCCCAGCAGACCGGTCACGCCATCGAGCGCGAGCTTCACGGCCGCTGCGACATCCAGCACTTCGGCAGAAGTTTTCCCCCACACGTCGACCGCAACACGGGCTTGCACCAGCGAACTGAGGCCGGCCAGCGTGCGGAATCGCTCGACGGAGGTTTTCGCGTAGGCAACGGCCGGCAAGGTGGGCTGCTGGGGCATGGCCTCGTGATAGATCCGCGTACCGACCAGCGCGGCGACGCCGGCATTCGCGCGAAGGTGCGCAACCAGACCATCGCGCAGGCTCATGATCCGGGCCTCTGCTTCTGTGCCTGGCGAAGTGCCTCGCGCTCGATCTCTGCACCGAGGATCGAGCCGAACTCTGCAATGGAGCCTTGCCCATGCCGGTCCAGCGCGTTGCCGAGAACGCCCTTGCCGCCGATCGACCGGCCGCCTCGATGCGTGAACCCGAACTCGACCAGGTGGCCGTGACGCACCCCGCCCGTGAGCGCCTTCGGTGTCGCCCGCTTGCGGTAGTGCTGGTAGTACCGCGACAGGGCAGCTTTATTTGATCGTCGTGGGCCGATCTCGACGGACGCGAAGGTGTTCCCGCGTTGTGCGCCTTTCTTCCGCTGCCAGATGCTCGTTGCCTGTGCCAGCGCACCAGAGCCACCGATAGCCCGGTAGCTGCTACGGGCCGCGTTGACCATCGGCCTGCCGGCCTTCTTCAGCGCGCGCACCATGACCTTCTTGCTGGCCTTCGCGGGCAGGGCCGTGGTCAGCAGATGTTCCAGGTGCTGCAGCCCGTCGATCTTGATGTCGACCTTCACGAGTCGCGCTCCACGGCCAGCATCTCCAGTTCGCGGTGCTTGGCCATCAGATCGCCGGGTGGACCGATCAGGTCGAAGATCCGGCCGGCGTAGACCGCGCGGTGCTTGCCGGTCATGGCGGCCAGACGGGTTGAATAGCGGACGCGGATCTTGTGGCTGATTGATCCCTGTACCCGCTGGGCCTCGTAGCGTTCCTCGCCGCGCAGGGGTTCCAGTGACGCCCAGGTGGAGTCGTACAGCACCCACTCGTTGACCGTATCGCCGACCTCATCCGTGCGCTGCACGGACTCCTCGAAGGTGATGCGGCGGTTTTTCGGCCCGATCATCACGCGCCGAACCAGTCGATCTGGTAGGGCCGGGCCAGCGCCTCATCGACGCCCTGCCACTGCTTCACGTCCTGTTCCCCGCGCCCTTCGTACAGGCTGGCAACCCGAAAGCGCATCGCGTCCAGGAGCTGCGCGGGGATGTCGGTCGCCACGCCGTAGCCGACCACGCAGCGCACGCGGACAGCACCGAGGATGTCGCGGGTGTCTGGCCAGTCGAGGCCGTAGCCTGGGGCGATCACGCCGTGATAGTCGTCGCTCAGATCCTGCTGATAGTCGGTGCCAGGCACGGTCGAGTCCGGGCCGGTGAGGGTCTGCGCAGCGCCGTCGGCGTCGGTGTAGGCGATCGAACTGACCGACAGCGTGCGGCCGAGCGGCAGCACGATCTCGCGGCGCGGCTTGAGCTTTGAGGCCGGCGGGAACCGGTCGAGAACGACGTCAACCGTGCGTGCGATCAACGCCCGGCGGGTGAAGGTCTCGCACCACTCGCGGGCGCCTGCGATCAACGCATCGATGACCGCATCCTCGTGATCGCCGTCGATGCGCAGGTACGCGCGCATTTCGTCGGTGGTCAGCGGTTCGGTTTCGGGCGGGGTGATGACTTTGATGCGCATACCCGCAGGCTATGCGGTCACGCGGGCACGGATCACGCCGCCGAGCGCGGATCAGCAGCCCAGCACTTGACCGAGCAGGCGGTGCGGGAAGGCGTCGATGGCGCTCCCCGGCGAGCAGTTCAGCACCTCGACGCCGGCCGCCTGCAGGTCGGCAACCGCCGTCTGGTAGACAGCCGCGAAGGCGGCATAGGGCGATGTGGTGCGCAGCGGTGGCGGGTGATCGCCGAACCAGTGCCGCTGGCCGTTGTTGGCGTGGCAGTCGTAGCCGATCAGCAAGATCCGCTTCGCGCCGAGATGCAGCGCCATGTTCAGGAGCTGAAAGCCCGAGTGCGCCCCCTCGCGGCCGGTGTGGATGCGGCCGGAGTCGCGCGACAGGCCGACGGCAGGCAGTGCCGGGACATGCCAGAGCCCCCAGCGCGCGCAGGTTGGCTGATCCTGGCACCAGAGCAGCGCCGTGTGCGTGTCGCGCACTGCCTCGATGTGCGCGCTCCACCACTCGGGGTCAGCGGCATAGAGCCCGTCCACCCAGGGCGCGATGCGATAGGCGTCATTGCAGCCGAGCACGCGCACGCGGCCTTCGGTCCATGCCCGGTGCGCAGTGTTGATCTGCGGCCGTGACAGGCTCGGGCCGTTGGCGATCAGGATGATGGTCGAGTCGGGGAAGGCACGAGGCAGCGGCGCGCGAACGGCGACCCGCTCCTGCGAGGGTCGGTGCCGGTGCGGCTTGAGGGCGGGGTGCAAGGCTTAGCCGCGCTTTTTGCGTCCGGGCTTGTCGCTGGTTTCGGGCGGGGCAACGGTCGCGGTCTCGTAACCGCTCGCCTTCACCGCTTCACCCTGGCCGCTTTCGATGATGCGCAGCGCGCTGGCGTCATCGAACTCAACCACTTCACCGACGGTCGCAGACCAGCCCTGCCCGGCGATCGGCGTCAACATGCGTACTTTCATCGCGTCACCCAAGAAAAAGGCGGGCCGATCGAAACCGGCCCGCCGAAGTTATCGCAACAACAGGAGGAATGCACTTGTAGGTTTAGGCCAGGCGGAGGTACTTCACCGGGTTCGTGCCAGCGTCCAGCAGCTTCGAGTCCGTGCGCATGAACATGTTGAAGCCCACCTGACGGTTGGCCGCATACAGTTCACGGAGCACCACGAGCTGGTAGCCGAGCACGTCGCGGATCTGGAACTTCGACAGTTCGCCGTAGGCCATGATCCGCTGCGCGGTGGTCAGGGCGGAGGCCATCGACTGGTCGATCACGTAGCCGTCGCCATCGATCGTCGCCGGCACTGCGTCACCAACAGCCGGCTGCCAGAGCGGGCGGCCGTCGCTACCGACCAGTGCCTTGATCGCCCGCAGGATGTTGTCGTGCATGATCCACTTCGCGCTCATCCGGTACGCCGGATCAACGGAGTGCTTCAGGTCGAGCATTTCCTGATAGGTGAAGGCGGTGGCCGAGGCGGCGGTCTTGCCAAGCGAGGCGGCGACCATCAAGCCCTGCGGCTGCGCAGAGCCCGTACCGGTGGCGTAGTACTGCGCCGTACCACGGCCCAGGCGCTCACCGAGCAACCGACCGAGCAGCGCACCCACATCGACGCCGGAGTCCTGCAGCAGTTCGAGCGACACGCGCACGATCTTCGAGCTGAAGGTGTACGCGCCATAGGTGACCACGCCGAATGCCACGTCCTGCTCGGTGTCGGCTGCGTTTTCAGCAACCAGCACGCCGGCGTTGGTGGTGTCGTTGACGGTTGGCCACGGCAGCGACCGGCCATCGCTCGACGGGATCACCGTCGCGGCCTGACGGATGCCGCTGAACTGCTTCAGCGCGACGTCGATCTGGCCGGCGAAGTCCTGCGGGACGACGTAGCCACCTGCAGACGGGGTGCCGATCGACTGGGCGCGGATTTCGTCGCTGTCGCTGTAGCGGGACATGAGCAGCGCCTGGTCTTCAGGCTTCAGGCTGTTCATGCCACGCCGCAGGAAGGCGTCGAACACTGCGCCGAGATTTGCCGGCTCGCTCGGCCGGCCGTTGCGCGTGTAGTCGGTGCGCACTTCCTTGCCACAAAACGTGACCACGGAGCCACGCTGCTCGGACTCGGCACGGCGATCTTCGCGACCCAGCTCAACCGGGTTGCCGTTCTCGTCGCGGATGAACTGGCGGACGATCTGTTCCTCGCCGGCCAGCTTCGACTCTGCGAACTTGGCGCGGTCCAGTTCGCGTTCGAGCTTCTCGTGCTCGTTGCGCAGGTTGGTCCAGGTGTTCTCGTCTTCGGCGGTGAAGCCGCGATTCTCGGCCTTCGCCTTCGCATCCAGCTCGCGCATCTGCGTGGCAACACGCGCGAGGTTGTCCTTGATTACCTTCGTGGTCATGGTCATAAATCCTTTTGAAAGTTGAACCTGGTTTCTTGCCACGCATCGCCGGGAGCAAGCCCGGTGCAGCGCCGCCTGTAGTAACTGCCGGCCGATAGCCGGTGCTCGCTACGCAGTCAGTCGTCGCAGTTCCAGTGCCCGCAGCTCGGCAACGCGCCGCTGCGATTCCGCACGGAGATCACGCCCCTGCAGGTATTCCTGCAGGGTCCGTTTCGCACTGTCGGTGTCGGGATATGCCGGGAACGTCACGGGCGATACGTCGAACAGCCGCGAAACGCGGGTGATCGTGCGAATCAGCACGCCATCCTCGGATTCGTCCCACTTGTCGCCACCACGGGCAACCCGGAAGCCGAACGAGCTTTCGCGCACGTCGCCGCGCTCAAGGCTCACCAGCAGATCCCGGCCGTACTGGGTGTCAGGCGGGTCGATCTCGTAGGTCAGCCCGGCTGCATCCACTCCGATGCGGAGCGTGCCGGCACTCGACCGGCCGAGGATCAACGAACCGTCATGGTTGAACAGGGCGCGCACGTCATCACCCAGCACGTCGTCGAATGCGCCCGGAGCGATGACCTCGCGGAAGCCGCCGAGGTTCTCCGACAGCTTGTCGAATACCGCGGCATGGCCACGGATCAGCGGCGCCTGACCTTCGCCTCGGCGCTCGACCGCCAGCGTCCCGGCGTAGTGGCGAACCTCTCTCAACATCTGCAGATCCTCAGCAGTTCTGCCGGGCCGGTAGCGGCCCAGCGACTCAGAGTTGTTTCTAAGGGATCGCCCGACATCAGGTCACGCCACCGCGCTTGCGCGATTTCTGCGGCCCGTTCTGCCGACACGCCCAGCGCATTGCGCAGGTGGTCGCGGTAGTCGGTCTGGTAGTAGGTCTCGGCAGCGGTGATTGCCGCCTGATCGTCCGTGTGACTGGTGCGCAGCGACCGCAGCCGCTTGGCCTCGCCAGTCAAGACCCGCCCCGCAGCGGCGATCGCGATGCTGCGTGCCTGGTCGGTGTCGTCGTCCTTCGGTTCATCGCCCGCCACGTCCTTCGGTTTTTCTTCTTTCGGTTCTTCGGGTGCTTGGGCGACGGCAACCGGCATGAGCGGTTCATCGAGGCCTTCCAGCGGGTCCAGATCCTCCAGCTCGCGGGCCTCGTTGCGGGTCAGCCAGCCGGACGTGATGCCGGACGAATAGAACGCAGAGCGGCCGGCGTTATCGCCGCGCAACAGCCCCTGCACCTTGAACTTGAAGAACAGACGGCCCTGCTGGGATTCGTCGATGAGCGTGGCGTTCAGCGTCGACTCGATGCGGGCCAGCCACGGCACCAGCGTGTGCTTGACGAAAGCCAGATCAGAGTGCTCGGCATTGCTCCAGGTGGCGCGGGAGAAGTCCTGCACCAGTGTTGGCGGTACCTTGAAGATCCGGCAGATCTCCGACACCTGCAGGGCGCGGGTCTGCACGAACTGAGCGTCGTCCGGTGAGACGCTGATCTGCTTGTAGTCCATACCCTGCGACAGCACCGCGACCCGCTGGCGGTTCTCGCCCGAGTACGCGGCATCCCACTGCTGCCGGAGCTTCTCAGGGTCTGCGACCGTGCCGGGATGCGACAGCACGCCCCGCGGCTGCGCGCCGTTACCGAAGAATTGCGAGCTGAATTCCTGAGTGGACAGCCCCCAGCCGATAGACTCCCGGTGCAGGCGGATCGGTGACCAGCCGGCTATGCCGTCATAGCTGATGCCCTGCACATGCAGGACTTGATCGGGTGTCAGAATGGTCTGCGCGCCGGAAGTCGGCCTGAATTCGTACAGCTTGCGGCCATCACGGATGATCGGGCTGATCTGCTGCGGGTGGACCGGGATCAGTTCGGCGACGCGGTTCCGGGTTGTGCGGTTGATCAGGCTGTAGTGGTTGCCCCAGCCGGCCAGATGCGCCATGACCAGTTCCCGCCAGATGAAGCTCGACTGGTTCGGGTTCGGTTGATCGTGCAGCAGCCGGTACAGCGGGTTATCGGTTGCCGGGACGCGGCTGCGGCCCTGCTTCTCGTAGAGCACGAGCGGCAGCGAGGCCACGGCTTCCGACAACACGCGGATGCAGGCGTAGACGGTCGGCATCGCCAGCGCGGTGGTCGGGTCAACAGCCACGCCCGCCTTCGTCGGCTGCCCGCCCAGCATCTCGTTGATGTACGCAGATGAACTGAATCCTGCGGCACGGTGCTCGATGCCGAGCCAACGGCGCAGAATCGCCGCCAGCGATATGCGGGCGTCGCGTGACTCGTGGCCATTCGCCATGCTTGTAGTTCCTGCAGGTCGTCTGCAGGGATCATGGCAAGCACGGCGCTGCGCCTCACGCCATCACACCACCAGCAGGTCACCGGTATACGCAGGCACCTCCGGCACCGAGATCGCCCGACCGATGGCCATGATCGCCGCGACCACGCCGTCGATCTTGTTCGCGCTGGTCTCTTTACGCGGGTAGATGTTCTCCTTCGCGTCGACATGACACACGACGTTGCTCACCATCCACTCGAACACCGGGTCGCCGTCATAGTGGAAGCGCCCAGACTGCACCAGGGCGTCGAATTCCTTCATGGGTTGGCTGAAGTTCTGCACCGTGTTGCGATACTCGACCATGATCGCGCCCGCTTCGGTCATCCGAGATGCCAATTGCGTGGCTTGCCACGGGTCATAGGCCACTTCCTGCACGTCGAACCGGCTGAAACAGTCGATCAAATCGCCCTCGATCACGCCGAAATCGAGCACGAAACCGGGCGTCGTGGTGATCCGGCCCTCGATTTCCCAGCCTGAATACTGCGAATTCCGCGACTCTTGCACCGCTGATTCGGGCAAAAAGCTGCGCAGAAAGCCGTAATAGTGCTTCTGGCCGTCGAGTTCGCGCTCGAAAAGCAGGTATCGGGCGGCAATATCCGTCTTCGATGCCAGATCCAGCCCGATCCAGCACCGGCAGCCGCCGAAATCGTCGAGGCTCAGGTCGGGATCTGCACACGCGCGGAACTTCTGCATGTTCATCCACGCCGAATCGGCGTTGACCCAGATGTTCAGGTGCTTGGTCTGGAAGTTGGCCTGAGCTGCCGGCAGTTCCATCGCTTTCGCGCAGAGCTGGGCCACCACCTCGGGCATGACCGACACGCCCCAGTTCGGGTTGGCCTTCCGCCACGTGGATTCGGCCGTCCAGTCGTCGGACTCATCCACCGTGTAGATAATCCCGAACACCGAGTCGTCTTTGACCACGCCATCGAGCACGCGAGCGGTATAGGTGCGGGTCTCGTAGCAGATCCCGGCCCGGTTTGAGCCGGCCGTGGTGATCACCCAGAGCAGAGACTGCGGGCGCTTGCCGGTACCGGTCTCGAGCGCGTCATAGACCTCGCGGGTGCGGTGCGCGTGCAGCTCGTCGACGATGGCCAGGTACACGTTGAGACCGTCGAGGGCATTGGACTCGCTGGCTACGGGCTGAAAGGTCGAGGCCGTCGAGGCTTGGGCGATGGCGTGCGCCAGCACCTCCACCCCGAGCGCCGTGCACATCTCCGGCCGGCGCCTGGCCATGTTCTGCGCCACCGAGAACACGATGCGCGCCTGGTCGCGGGTCACGGCCGCGCTGTAGACCTCCGCGCCACCCTCATGGTCAGCGAACCCGGCCTTCAGGCCGACAGCAGAGCTGATTGCCGACTTCCCGTTGCCCCTGGGCACCTCGATATAGACCCGACGGAACCGCCGATGGTGCGTGCCACGGCGCAACCACCCGAATGCGACCGTCAGGATGAAGCACTGCCACGGCTCCAGTCGGATGTTTTCGCCCGACAGCGGCCCCTTGATGTGGGGCAGAAGCTCGATGAACCGGCACCACTCGCCGGCAACAGCCTCGGAGAACTCGAACGGACCGCGCTTTTCCCAGCGTGCCAGGTCGTCGACCTGACGCTGGCACGCCAGCCGGACCCACTTGCAGGCCGGTATCCGCCCGGAGATCACCCCCGAGGCGTAGGCCATCGCCCGGATTACATGCGGATCAGTGAACCGCGCCGCCGGACTTGGCCTGCGTGCTGGCTTTTTGCGTGCCACCGAACGCGGCGAACGGGTTTTCTTTTTCGGCTGGCTTCGCGACATGAATGCGCGGCCGGGCGGCCGGCGAGAATCCCAACTGTTCCGCGCACCTGAGAATCAGGAGCGACATCTTCTGGAATGTGCGGATCGCCGGGTGCTCGGTCACGCCACCAGCCGGTGAATCAGCCAGGATGCCCTCGGTGTTGATCACGTGCTGGGCAACGTTCTGACCGTCGACCGCCCGCACCCACGTCAGGAACACGGACCGGTCGAGCAGCTTCAGCAGACCGGGCGGCGCCTGGCTGAGCGCCTCTCGCCAGATCTCGGCCTGAGCCGGAGACAGCCCTGCAGGTGGATCGAGCAGATCGCCATCGAGGCGCAGCTCCTGGTCACGGTCTCGATGCTTGGTGGCGTGCAGTGTGCCGTCTGTTTTATGCATCTGCGTGGGCTTCGGTTTGCGCCCCCTCATGGCCAATACCCCAAATCAGCCAAAAACGGCAGCACGTGCGCGCGGGGAACTGCTACGGTCACGCCGCCACTGTAAAAGTTTACGACACCCCCCTGCCTCATGTGCCCTCCCTGCCTGCATCATTTCGCGCAGGTTGCATCCGTAGCGCACGCCTTGCCCTGTGGATGGTCTGCGTGTGCGGATCGTCTGGCGAAGTCCTACGTTCGACGCTTGGCCCGTCGCTGATCTGCTGCGGTCTTGCTCCTGTGACACGCCCTGCATGTGGACTGCAGGTTGCACTCATCGAGCCTCTGCCCACCATCGACCAGCGGGATGATGTGGTCGACCTCGGTTGCTGCTGCACCGTTGCACTTACGCCTGATCTGGCAGATGGGATGCCGAGCAAGGTGCCATAGGCGCAGGCGTCGCCAGTCGGCGTCATACCCACGATCACCTGCATTGGATCGGGTATCAATCCCGCGCTGTGGTCGTGGTGCATACGGATGCTGCGCACATCGAGGGAACGTGCTCTCAGTCTTGCGCACCAGTACACCACAGCCAGGGTAAGTACAGGGCCGAGCAGGGACAAAGGCCACATCAGGCAGCCTGCAGGGACAGTGCCGACTGGTTGTCGGTCAGTGACACGCTCAGCCCGGTATAGGGCTGCAGGCGGAACAGCTTCACCCACTGATCCGGTGACAGCGCCGCGCAGACCTTGCAGGTGATGTGCAGGCCGAACCCATCCACCACCGTCCAGCGGATCTTGGACAGGTCGGCAGCAGCGATCGTGACTTCATCCTTGCTCGATGAGCCGAGACCGATCACCGCCTTGATGTTCTTGACCGGGAAGTCCACCGACTGCTGGCCGAAGTAGGTCAACCGCACCTTGCCATCGGTGGAGTACAGCGCATCGAACAGCTCGCCCACATGCAGGGCCGCCATGATCTCGGCCACCACGATGGCACCCTCGACCTGGATGTCGAGCGGTATCTCACACACCCGCTCGACACTATCCTCGATCATGCGCAGCTTGCTCCTGATCTCGCCCAGCACGCCACGTCCGATTATCTGCAGCATCTGAATCACTCCTGTTTGGTTGCGTTGTCGACAATGCGTTGAATCTGATTGGCCGCTTCACCGGTCCTGATCTGGGATGGCACGTACCGCAATACCCGCCAGCCTGATTCGGTTGCGGCGTTGTACTTGTCGCAGTCTTCCCTGAACCCCGCTGGCCGCTGATGCCGGCCCTGTACCCACTCACCGCCCTCCACCTCCACGGCCAGGTGAAGATCCTCAAACGCGAAATCGAACCGCCAGCGGCGGCCGATATGCTGGGCAAACTGATGCTCGCGCGACCACCCGGTTACCCCCTTGATCTTCAGGTGCGCGGCCAGCAGGTTCTCCCATCGCTCACGCATGGCCTTGCGCCTGGCACGGGTTGCCGCCGCTGCAGTGACGCCGGGCTTCATCCCTGCGGGTACTCCATCTTCAACAGAAGTTGCAGGTTGTGGATCGCCTTCAGGATGTCCTGCGAGCCGCCCTTGAAGCGGTGCCGGGTGACGTACTTGAC